CGGCGTCTACCAGGTGGGGAGCCGGTGACTATTTAAAGTCAATAGATATCAGCCTTTATACTGACAAGGCTCTGACCAAACGATCTGAGAAAGTAGGTGAGGTTGACTGGGTGATAAAAGATAAAATGGGTGAGCCTATTTTGGGCCACAAGACTCTTGATCTCTTGAACTATCCTAATGACTTTTTTTCTGGTCCTCAATTCTGGTCTCTATGTCAGAAATACTACGACGTTTTAGGGACGGTCTTTATCGTGAAAGATATCGGTCGAGAATTATTCGAGTCCAGTCGAGTACAAAAACTCCATCTGTTACGTCCGGACTTAGTTAAAGTAATTTACAGCGAGGATAACTCCTCTGTTATTCGTTACGAGTATCAAACGAACAAAGCCACGATTAAATACGAGCCAGAACAGATTATAATGATGATTAACCCTGATCCGGCTAATCCTCTACAGGGACGGTCACTCCTGAAGTCTGGTATTCAGACAATCCAAACGGAGGTGCAGATCAGCGCGTATCATGCGCGAGTACTCGAGAACGGTGGTAAGGTCGAGGGAGTATTTAAATTTAAAACTCCCCGACTGGGAAGAGAGCAACTCCAGCAACTCAAAGACGACTATTCGAAAGAATACGCTGACGCGCGTAAAGCTGGAACTCCGCTCTTTTTAGGTGGTGACTCTGATTATATTCGTACCGGTCTCACTCCGGACGAGCTCTCGTATATCGACGCTAAGAAAATGACGCTCGAGGATATCATCATAATGACTGGAGTGCCTAAGCCGCTGCTGGGATCGTTTGATGATATTCAGTTTAGTAATGCNGACGCNGCNATCCGTATCTTTTTACGTGAGACTATTAAGCCGCTCCTGACTAACCTCGCGACATGNNTGGACCGGACTCTGGTTGCTGAAGGTGAGACGCTTACGTTTGTAGATCCTACCCCGGANAATCTTGATGATAAAATCAAAGAGACTGAGGCTGGTATTAAGAATTACTTTATGACTATCAACGAGGCTCGGACTCGTCATGGCATGGATGAAGTACCAGAGGGAGACGTTATTATGGTCCCGTTTAACATGCTGGCTTTGGGAGAGAAGTCTCGGCTGTCAGTCCAGGAATCGGAGAAGGCTATCAAATCCACGAAGGAAATCGTCCATCCTCTTAGGGACGCTGAGGTCAGAAAGGCTTACGGTAAAACAAAAGCAAAAAGAGAGGACTCTCAGGTATTGGGTTTTAATAAGGTCGTCGAGAGCTATCTAAGCGAGCAACGTAATCGACTCGTCGACCAGATTAAATCTCGCAAGAGTTTTAAAGTAAAAGGATTACTCGATGAGACATTTAGTATCGAGCTCGAGGCTAAGCTCGCGAAAGTTTCATTTATGCCGATGCTTACTGAGTTTCTTATTGAAGCCGGAGCCGATGCAATGGAGCTCGCCGGTTCAGCTTTTGATTTTAATATTTCAGCTGATATTCGCTCATGGATGGAGCGAGAGATGGATGAGACCGCTAAGGTTATAAACGTCACTACTCATAAAAAGCTGCTCTCAGAGTTTGAGGAGAGTTTTGCTGCCGGAGAGACTCGAGACCAGCTCATCGGCCGGATTGAGAATACTTACGAGGGTATCGGTAAAGGACGCGCGTCGACTATTGCCAGGACTGAGGTCCATAGTGTAAATCAGTACGCTAATATCGAAGGATATCGACAAGCTAATCTCCAGATTAAAATCTGGGTATCGGTTATCGATTCTGAGACTCGAGGGATGGATGCAGACGATGAAGCGAATCACGTCATAATGGACGGTGAAGAAGTGCCGCTTGATATGCCGTTTAGTAACGGACAGAGATATCCTGGCGACAAGAGAGCGAGTCCGTCTGAATATATAAATTGTCGCTGCCAGTCGTAATCAGTATGGTATTATTAAAGTATTAAATTATAAGCGTATGGATAGAATAAAATCAGGTCAAAAATCAATTACCTCGGTACCGGTCGAGATAAAAGATATAAATAAAGAAAAATATACGCTTACAATGATTGCTTCGTCTCAAGATGTTGACCGTCATGGGGATACTATCCTGCAGGATGGCTGGGACCTTAAAGCATTTAAGAAAAATCCGGTTATCTTAAACTCGCACAATTATAATGATGCGACTGAGGTTATCGCTCGAGCGACTAAGACCTGGATTGAGGGCAAGGGCAAAGCCTCTAAAATGTATCAGACCTGGGAGTTTGCTGTTGATGCTAATCCGAAAGCAAAAATCATCTTTGATTTGTATGCTGGCGGTTTTCTACACGCATCGTCTGTCGGATTTATCCCCACTGAGTTTGATAAACAAAAAGACGGGTCGACTGATTACTATACTATTAAATCAGCTGAGCTCCTCGAGGTGTCAGCGGTATCAGTCCCGGCTAATGCAGCAGCGACACTCGCCAAAGGTATCGGAGTCGAAATGGATGAGCTTAAAAAAGTTATCGTTATCGAGGATGAAGAAACTCCAGAGCCTGTCGTTGAGGAAGAAACTCCGGAGCCAGTGGTTGAGGAAGAAACTCCGGAGCCTGTCGTTGAGGAAGTCGTTGAAGAAACTCCGGAGCCAGTGGTTGAAGAAACTCCGGAGCCGGTCAAGACTATAAAGAAAGTATCCCGGACTTCTCGATATGCCAAACTTATCCACAAACTAAATGAGCGACAAGAGCGAGAACTCAAGACGGCTCATGCTACAATCGAGAAAATGCTGAAAGGTGAAAGTACTGAGGTTAAGCGAGATTTTAACTCGATTATCCGACGACTCTTAAAAGCAAAGTAGAGTTACTATAGTAACCACTCCCAGTCGATCTCTCTTAGGAGCTACGGACTTAAAACGATTATTAAAAGGTTTAATCGTAATTTATTTATGACTAAGTTTCTAAAATTTATTAAGTCTCTGACTGAGCGTGGTTACGCTACTGAGGCTGAAAAATCAAAAGCTATCGAGATGTTTAAAGCTCTCGACGGCGAGGATCAAACAGAAACAGCTGAGCAAGCTGAGGCTGTCGCTGATCTACCAGAAACGGCTGAAGACGCTGAGGCGGCTGACGCTGATGATGGTGATGAGGATGAACAAGTGGAAAAGGGTATCAAAGCTCTATTCGCTCGAGAGGGTAAGCGTCTCGAAAAATCTCTTAAGGGAGATTTGAAGACTTACATGGATGAACAAAAAGAACTCATGGCATCAAAAGCTGGAGTTTATCATCCAGACGTACAGGCTAAGCGTAAGGAGCTAAATGCTACTCTACGCAAGACTGTAACTGGCATCGTAGCCGGTAATGACACTCTGTTAAAGGAAATGTCGACCGATGCGACTGGATCTCCGTATGCTGGGTATACGGTAGACTCAGAATTGTCAGCGGAAATTCGTCACTTGATGACGGAGTACGGTGTTGCTCGACGTGAGATGGAAACTGTCCAGCTTACACAAGGCTCGTACAAGGCTAATGATCTTGTAACCGACGTCACTGTCTACTGGGTAGATGAAGGAGCTGTCGTTAAGTCAACTCAAGCGGTGCTCGGTCAAGAAGTGCTAACTCTTAAGAAATTGGGAGCTATCGTGACTATGACGAGTGAACTACTTGAAGACACTGAAATCGACTTGATTTCTTTCATGGCTTCAAGAATAGCGGAAGGATTTGCTAAGGCTGAAGATCAAGCCTTCTTCGTTGGAGATGGGACGGGAGCGTTTGGTGGATTCACTGGACTACTTGCCTCAACTGCAGTTAATGAGGTGACTATGAGTGGTACTACTTTCGCAAGTATGACAGCTGAAAATCTGATTGACATGGTAGACGCGACTCCATCCGGAGCTCTTGCAAATGGTAAGTACTACCTACACCGGACTATCATGTCTATCGTGCGAAAGCTACGAGAAGATGCGATAACTGCTGGAGATGGTGCTGGAGCGTTTATCTACCAAGCTCCGTCTGTATCTGGACCGGCTACTATCTGGGGTTACCCAACTGAAATGGTTGAGGCTATGCCAGCTATCGGTGATACCGCTGTCGATACATCGTTTGT